TTAATGCTTGACCTGCTCTAAAACCAATCAATACATTATCAGCGGCTGTAGTGCCATTTTGTAATGAGGCTGAACCAATTGCTATATTAAACCTACCTGAACTTGTATTATAAGTATCAAATCCAATAGCAATTGAACCTGTAGAATCAGCATAAAATCCTTTATCACCTCCAAATTTAATAATATTTTCAGTTTGAGTTGATTTACCATTAAAATCAATAGTACCTGAAATAGCAGCTGAACCAGTAAAGGGGAATGGATTACTTGCTGGCGCATATGAAGCTGAAACTGCGTTTTGTGCTTGTGAAGCACTTACAGCGTAAGAGGCTGAAGTAGCTATACTTGCAGTAGAAGCATTAGTAGCGTTAGCAGCTTGTGATGCTGATAAAGCATATGATGCTGAAGTAGCAAATGATGAACTTATTGCTTGTGATGCTGAAGTAGCAAAAGAGGCAGTACCTAATAGACTACCTGTAAATCCATTTAATGAATTTACTGAACCTGTAAAATTAGTAGGGCCATTTACAATATTAAATGTTCCATATAATGTTTGAACATCATTAGAGGCATCACCAAATTGGTTTGAACCACTTGAGTAAATTACTGATGATGAAATTGTTTGAGTATATAATAAAGCTACACTTGCTGTACCTGTAATTAATACATTAGAGGCAGTTGCATTAATAAATGTAGGACTTAATCCATTTGCTATAGTTGAGGCAAATGAAGCAGTAGTAGCGTTAGCAGCTTGTGATGCTGATAAAGCATATGATGCTGAAATAACACTATCAACAAACGATGCTGTAGTAGCAAATGAAGCCGTAGTTGCAAATGATGCTGATGTAGCTACACTTGCACTATTAGCGTTTACTACGTTATTAGCTGTAAGACTAAATGTAGTACCGTCACCCTTAGTGAATGTTGTAGTTGCGTTGCTTATAGACGCTGTAGTAACAAATGAACCTGTATTAATTGGGGTTACATTTAAAGCAAAGGATGCTGTAACAGCATTTTGTGCTTGTGAGGCACTTATTGCATATGATGAACTTGTTGCTACACTAGCTGAAGTAGCGTTTACTACGTTATCTATAACGTTAGTAAATGTAGTTCCATCACCTTTAGTGTATGTTATAGTTGCGTTTGTATTAGACGCTGTTAATACGTTATTTAACGCTAAAGATGCTGTAGTGGAAAATGAGGCAGATACTGCAGAACCTGTTGCTATAGTTACAGGGAATGTTGAACCATCTCCTTTAGTAAATGTAATTACGTTAGCAGCAGCACTTGCTGTAGTTAATAATGAAGCTGTAGATACTGTTGTTCCTGCGTTTAAAGCATAGGATGCAGTAGTAGCAAAACTAGCAGATGTAGCATTATTAGCAAACGATGCTGTTGCAGTTAATAAATTTGTATTTGGATTATATACTAACTGATTATCAGTTTCTAACCCCTCGTAGTCATTAGTAGCAGCAACAAATGCAATATAATGATTTTGGTTTGCATTAGTTTGAGTTGTATATACAGTTGACGCACTTTCGGCATATGATGCAGAAGTTGCTGTATCTGCTTTTGATGAGGTAATTGCTAAACTACCTGTTAATGTTGATCCTAAACCATTTTGTAATTCACTTCCACTTATTTGAACTAAGTATTCAAATGATTGACTAATGTATAGGTTAGTTAAATTTCTTCCCATTTTATATATTAAAAATTAGATACGTTGTTCATGTAAGCCCTGTAAGGGTATTGAGGAAATTGTGGGTAACGAGAATCGTATACTGGTAAACCACATTCAACTGCTTGGTTGTAATGATAACCTCTACCATTTCTTCTCATTACGATTGGGTTTCTATATTGTACACCAAAATCAGGGTACATTTGTTGTAATTCAACATTACCATTTAATTCAGGATATAAACCTTGTTTCTGAATCAAATAGTTAGTTAAACGTTCTTGATAAAATTGTGATTTATTTTTTACTGATTCGCGTTTACGATTATACCAAGTTCCGTCTGCTGGATCACTATTTTCACCACCATTTGGAATTAATAAACCATTATTACGAGGACGTAAATAAATGTCCTCTAAAGCATAATAGTAAGCAATATATAATAAAGCGTTTTGTACCCAATCTAATACTAATGTTTCATATACACCTGTTAAGGTATTAGTTTTAATTTTGTCTAAAACAGCCTCGTATAATTTAGTACCCAATAATCTTTGGATATCGATATCTTGCGCTTCTCGGACAGCATTTTTTAACAATTTAGAATCAACATTGTTGTTAATATCTGTAAATTGTCTTAAGTTTTCTTCTGAAATTATTAATACGTCAGTCATTGTATTAGTTTATTGGTTGTTCTTGTCCTGCTTGGTTTATATTAGGGTTGTTTAAGCGGTCAGCTCTCTCGATTTCGGCCTCAAGTAAATTATCTTCACCTACTTCAGCTTCTTGACCTGTTACTACATCAACCTCTTCTTTACCATCGCTATATAATTTTAATTGTTCAACACCTAAAATATAATCATTACCATAATTAATCTTTAAAATTTCATCAAAACAATCTAAAATTGCTTGCTGAAATGGTTTAATTACAGTATTTGTAAATAATAAATAGGCATCAGTTACTTCATCTCTACCACCTAATTGACCTTCTGTTTTAATACCTAACATCATAGGAGAGGTAATACGGTGAGCAGTTAATATTTTTTGCGTTACTAAATCGTTTATAGTTGTATAATAAACGTCTGTTCCGTTTGATTCGATAGGGGTTATGACTGGTGCATTTTCTGGACTATCAACGTCCATATAAATTAATGAACCAGCGTTTTCAGTTCCACCATACTGATTACGAAGCATAATTTCTATTGCTTCTCTTTCTTCCTCATTTGCATTTGTAAATGTAGTAATTGCTAATGAAGGTACAACCCCGTTTGTAATGTTGTTTAAGTGGAAATTATCAACTTGAGCATCTAATTCTATTACTTTTAATGCACCTACATAGTCAGGTACAGGATAATATTTCATACCTGGTCTGTATGCGTGATAAACGTAAATTTGAGATGGCTCCTCGTTTTTAGTATAAGGATTATATACAGGTAAAAATGGTATATCTTCTAAGTTTTGATTAACATAAGAACTAACACCATTCCATTCATCCCAAATGTAGTATCCTGGTATCTTACCTCTAAAGTTTTTTTCTTTAGCACGTAAGTATGAAAAGTCAATATGATATACTTCCGCTATTTTAGTTCTGTCTTTAGACCAAATTATTTCTAAAGCAAAACCACCAAATAACTTATAGTCTTTAGCTACTTTTTTAAATATATCGTTCCAAGATTCATTATCATAATTTGCAAAGTCTAATGTTTCAGGCATATTAGAGGTTAAACCATTACCAATAATTGCCTCTACGGTTGCATTAATGCACGTTCCATGAATTGATGAATAGTTCATCAAATCAATCAGTTTATTAGGAAAACCATTATCCGCACCAAAACTAATATAGAATTGGTTTTTACGTTCAACTAAACTAATACGCTGATTAGTACCATTTGAACGAGGGATAGTTTTAAATGTATATTTTTGATTCATCGTTATGGATAATTATAGGTAGTGTATGTACCTCCATTTGTCGGCAATAAATATGTGGTTATGTCTACTCCGTTGCTACCTGAAATAAATGCTCTGTCGGTTGATAGTAATCTTGTTTTAACATATGCTCCTCCTCCACCCCAAATATTATTAGTTAATACCCATAAAGTTGCTTGGGTACCCCAAGTACCTAAACCACTTGTTTGAGTAAATTCCCAAATATTAACATTGTATTGTCCTGATGCTGTAGGTAATGTTGAACCTGTTACTTGAAATACTAACCAAGGATTTGTAGGACTTGGAGTATTAATTAAAGTAGCAACAACATTATCTTTCGTAGAAAAATCGTAGGACTGAGTAAATTCTAAAAGCACCTGACTTATACCTGGAGTTGCTGTAACATCAGGGTAAACGGCACTTGAATTTGTTGCTGAAGAAACGTTTAATTGAAGCATAGTTTACTTTCAACCAAGTAGGGGCTACGCGTTTTACTGCGTAACCCCTTGTTTGGTTTGTTTTAAATTATTAAGCGTAAGTAGTAATTGTCATACCACTCAAAGAACCTGTGAATGAAGTAGCTGAACCACTAACCTCTGAAGCAGGGTTAGGTTCGTTTCCACTAAATACCAAGTTGTAACCGTTCAAGTCGCTAAATGCAGTTCCTGTTTGTGCAGTACCACTCAACAACTGAGCGCCGTTCACTTGACCCATCAAGAACCAACGAGCAGCTCCGGTTTCAGAACCGTTTTGAGTTTCGATGATGATTCTTAAGTTAGGGTTTTGTGCTAAAACTCTTACCTGGTTACGAACTGAAGTTTGCATTTTGAAGAATACCGCGTTACAAGTTTGATTGTAAACGATAGTTCCGTTTTCAGGAGTTGCTACTAATTCTTCACTATAGTTAGATGTTTGTCTAAATAATTGGAATTGGTACCATACACCTGAACCTGAAATCGCGGTAATTAAACCTTGGGATCCAGAAATGCTAGTAATCGAACCAGATAAGATATAAATTGCTTTCAGACCACCTGTGTTGTCACGGCAGCCAAGCTGAAATCCTGATGTAATATCGCAAGCCATAGTATTATATTTTATCTGTTTTTAAATTGTTAAACTGTTAATGATTAAGCTTCTGAACTAACCCAGAATTCAGGATAAGCGATGTTCACACCTAATTTGGTAGAAATTCTGTGACGCAATGTGTCAGTGTTAATATCATACCACAATTGGAATTCAGTGAAGTCACTTAACAAGTCAGTACCGGCTACGATTTGTTTAGCAGGGCCTAAGAAAAGACGGTTAGTGAAACTTTGCAAACCTACTGTACCAACAACTTTAATGTTTGGTTGGAAAGGATATTGCATTTCATACAAACCACCACGGTTAGTAACTGACATAGGGTCAAAGTAGAAGTTATTAGCTAATCTCAAACCAGTCAAGTAGTTACGGAAGTTAGTAACACTCATGAAGAAAGTTAAATCTTCACGGTCAGCAACATCTGCACTTGAGGTAGCAATCATACCGTCCATAGTAGTTAAGATGTTTGCAGCTGAACAAGAAGCAGCAGTTGCAGGGTATCTAACAACACCAGCAGTAGAGCTAGAGATAATAGTAGCCAAACCGTTTACAGCACAAGTTCCACCGAAAGTAGAAGCTGAACCAGATACTTGAGCCCAAAGGAATTGGTCATTAGCTTTCTGGAATTGGTTAACTAACAACTCAGAGTATTGAGTAGCTAATGCGAAAGTTTCGTTGTAAGAACCTGGAGCTAAAGCAGAGATACCTAAGTATTTCTTGTCAAGGTCTTTTAAACATAAAGCATCGAATGATGTACGGGGACATACTTCGATAGTACGTTGAGTGAATGTAGCTGAACCTGATGCAGTAGATACACAAGTACCGTTTTGCATATACAAGCTAACTTCGAATAGGTTAATTGGCTCTTGGTATTTAACACCTTCTTGAATAGTGATGTATTCCATTGTTGAACCAGCATAAACCATCTTGATGATTAACTCACCAGCGATCTGGTTGTTAAAATCTGATAGAGCGGATACGTTTAATGACATAGTTTTATTTGTTTAATTGTTGTGAGTAAATATTATTTTTTGTTTTTAAGCAATTCTTTCATTACATTCATTTGTTTTGCTTGTAATGATTCGGTAGTAAATGTTTCTTTTTCAGAAGACATTTTGGTTTTTTCGGTAGCAGGAGACTTCATGAATTCTTCCATTTTAGTCTTCATTGCCTTCATTTCTTCTTTGATACCAGCGATTTCAGAAGCAATAGATTCGTCGATAGCCATTTTAACTTTTTTCATCATTTCAGCTTCTACTTCTGCTTCAGTTTTTACTGGACCAGTTAATGTAGAAACAGGAACGTTAGTTTCAGTCACGGCGTTTTGAGGAGTAGTACCTTCAACTTGAGAAATTGATTCTTTAGCAGCAAAGGCAGCTTCAACAGCAGCTACTTCTTTATCTTCAACAGCACCTAATCCGTCTTCAGCAGCCATTTCTTCTTCAGATTTACCTTCAGGAGAAACGATTTCAACTACTGATGAACCTTCTGTTTTAATTGTAGTACCATCTTCTAATTTGTGGTATCCATCTGGAGCTAAGGATTCTTGTCCTTCTTTGGTAACAACTTTTACCTCGTCTCCAACCTTTAATGTGTCACCAGGAAATACAATTTTGAAAGCTTTGTTTTCGTCAAATACTTCACCAAATTTTTCTGTGGTAGCTACAGGGGTATGATCAACAAGATTAAAATGCTGTTTAACCAACTCTTTTAATTGTTCTCTGTTCATAATTGTTTAATTTGATTATAAATATGGGGTTAATTTGTTTAAATTTATTTTTTAGCTTGTGCATAACAAATAGCACTTGCTTGTCTTAAAGGATATTCTTTACGTAGTTTAGCAATACATTTTGCTATGAACTCATCCTTCGGTTCACTTTTTCTTACTGGTATTGGCATTGTTTTTATTTCTAAACCAATCGTATATTCTCATTATATTAAGCACTAAAGCAGTTGTTAACACAAGAGCGGTGATTAGTGGGGTAAATTTCATTATAAACGCTAATACACCGCCTATAGTAGTAGTATTAGCAACTGTATCCATAATTGTAGTATCTTGTTGCATTATTTTTTAGTAAGTACGTTGTTATAAAAATATCCTTCAACTGAAAAACCTTTAACTTTACCTGTTTTAACATATTCGTTCCAAACACGTCCATTATTAATCTTGTATATACCAAACCATTGTCCTGCAATAGGTGAAAAACCATATAATGTTGATTTATCTTTTTCAGGATCTTTAACTAACCAAGTTTCTACTAAAAATGCATCTTTAACTTTTTGTGCACCATCGTGTTCAATATTTACAGAATCAATTAGTTTATCTTGCATCATTTTGTATGCAATTTTTTCAATTGTTTCTTTAGTAAAAAATACTTGGTATTCTTCTCCTGTATCCTCATCTTTACGAGGAATTAGTTTACCTGGAGTCATTAAAGGACCTATTAGCATTTGTTTTTCCTTTAATTCAGAAAAATAATCTTTTTTACGTCCGCCAGAAGATGCTTCATTTACATAATTAGGTAAAGCACTAACATCAATATTAAATGCCTCAGGAGCATATGCTACAATTGTTTGTAAATGTCCGTCCATATAAGACACATCGTGTGTCATACCTGTAATTTCATCAATTTCAGAAATTAAATCTTTAAAATCAGAAATTAACAATGATGCTAATTCAACGTCCTCAGGTGTTGCAATACCTTCCTCAATCACATCCTCTTCTAAATCAAAAATATTATCTGCAATTTGTGCTGCTGAACGAACCATACCTTTAGTATCCTCATCCATTTCCATTGATACTAAATGTTCAAATGTTGCTTTAGCACCTGGACACATATAAAAATATTCAGTTGGGTAACCAAATACATTTATGTTTAATGAATCTTTGATTATTTCCTCTATTAGATCCTCACTAAAATTTTCACGTTTAGGGTGTTTAGTAGGTAATAAATCATAATCAGTAGTATATTTTTTGTTTTGAGGTCTACCTTCTTTAACCAAATATAAAAATGCGTTTACACGCGCTAAAGCCCATTGTTTGGCAGATGATACGTTTGGTGAATGAGATGTGTTATAAGCACCTATACCACGTTGATAAACGGATTTAAGTTGTCCTACTGTCACACCATAACCTAACTTATCTTTATATTTTTCGTTAAATTCGTCTGCTTTATCTTGTAATGTTTTTTCTGTAGCAGCATCAACTTCAGCACCACGTGAAGTAGAGGCTGAACCTTTTGCTGTACCTTCTCCTTTAGGATTTGGATTAGGTGTATCTGATTTAGGTGCTTTAGGTGATTCTTTAACTCCTCCTCTAGGTCCTATTTCAGCATATTGTTGAGGTGCGTTTGTAGGTTGTTGTGGTATATTTGATTTTAATTCCGAATAAGCAGAAAATTCAATACCAGCTTGACGTAATTTCTTTTCAGTCCAAGGTAATGCCGCTTCTCCACCCCACAATAAGTATGAAATGTAACCACAAGCATTATAATCTTTCCTACGAGTTGCTAATTCAAAATTACCTTTTTGTCTAATTAGAAACGAACGCATACGTTGAATTGTATCTAATGATAATTTTTCTCCGTTTACTAATTGTTGTGCTCTTACTTTACCTACTTGGGTTGCACATTTGTTATTGTTTTTTTCATTCAACTCAATACCACGTCTAGCTGCATCAACTGCTGCTTGTGGATAATCATTGTATGTCATTTCGGCCATATTGACTTTATTGAAAGCAATAAAATCTAATTCTGTGGCTGGTGATTCAACTAATGCTACTGAATCTACGCCTGATAGATAATTATCATCTATTTTTAATTCTACGATTTTCATTATAATTGTCTTCTTTGGTTAATTCTAGCTTCAGCCTCTTGTGCATCAGTTACATCACCTGCTAATACATATGTTTTGATAACTCGTCCACCACTCATATCATTTCCTAAAGTTGTAGTTTGAGCACCACCTGAACCTATTGTTGTACCTCCTTGTGGTAATAAAGGAGTAAATGTGCCTTGACCAGTTGCAGGAGCAGGAGGTTGTACAATTGCACCTGCTGCTGGGGCTGCAGGACCACCTCCACCTCCACCTGGTTTTACTTTTTTAACATCAGCAATAGCTCTAGCTGCACCTACTGCAATTACACCTGCTAATGCAGCACCAACAATTTGACCACCTGGAGGCGGAATCAATGCTGTTGCTTGTGCAAATGCTTGGAATGCTGCAGTTGCTGCTGAAATTAAGATTTTAGCAATATCAACTGCTTTTTGTGCTTCAGTACCTTCCTTTGCGATACCATCTAAAGCACCTACTACTGTGTTTGCAAATTGTAAGGCAGCTTGTAATTGTGCCTCTTGTATTTGTTTCTTTTGTTCTGCTGTTTGTTTATCGTTTTCAACTATTTTTGCATTTGCATCAGCATTAATAGCGGTAACATTTTCAGCAGTTTGTTTAGTTACAGCCTCAACTTGAGTAGCATATGTTGCTTTTAATTCAAGTTGTTTCTGTTCATTTCCAGCATATAATAATAATTCAGCATCTAACTGTTCTTGTAAAGCTGCTAATCTATCTGTTTTAGTTTGTTCGGCTGCTGCAACTGCATTAGCACGTTCTTTTTCAATTAATGTTTTCTGTAATTGACCTATTTGTTCAACACCAGCAACAGTAGTGGCCGCTACTGCATCAATTTGACGTTGTACTGCATCAACAGCATTTTGTGCTGCTTCATCACCTAGTGCTCTAGATAAGTCTAAAAATGCTTTATTACGTTCGGTAGTTGCTTCTAATTTTTTCTTATCTGCTTCTTCTACTTTATCGGCTGCATCTTTTTCAAATTTTGCTACAGCATCTACACGTTGTAATTCATTTGCCTCAATTAAGGCATTGTATTTTGCTTTAATTGCTGCTTTAGCTGCTTCAGTTAAGTTAGTTTGTTTTAATTCCTCAGATTGTGATTCCTTTAAACGAGCTAAATTATTAGCAAATTGAGTAGTAATAGCATCTAATCCCTCAGTTGCTCTTTCCTCATCTAATTTACGTAATGCCTCATTTTTATCTTTAGTAGCTCTTAATTCTTTTTGTGCAGCATCTTTTCTGTTTGCCTCAGCTTGTTTTCTTGCTGCCTCAGCCTCTTGTTGTCTCTTTTTCTCATCTTCTACTGCTTTAATTTCTGCTGCTCTTTGAGACTGAATTTTAGCAATTTGAATATCTAATTCTTTATTTTCATCACGTATAGCATTAATAGAGGCAAATATACCTTTAACTTTAATATCAAGAGCTTTTTTATCTGCCTCAGTTGTAGCTGCTAATTTTAATGAAACAGCCTCACTTAATGCAATTTCCTCTTGTTTTAATTTATTAATGTTGTTTTGTCTATCAGTTTGAAGTAATGTTAATGAATTAAATCTATTTAATGCCTCATTTACTTTATCTTGTGAACCTGCTGCTGCTAAATTTACGTTTGCTAATTCTGGTAATTGTTTTTGTATATCTGTTAATACAGTAGATGCATCTCCTCCAGCTTGAGCAACGTTATTAAATGAGTTTTGTAATTCATTAATAGCTAATCCAGCAGTAATTCTAGCTTCCTCGGCTGTTTTCTGTAATTCTTTTTGTGCCTCTTCTTGTTTTTTATTAAAATCATCTACCTCTTTTGATGTAAAACCAAATGCAGATTTTAATTCATCAAAACTAGTAATTAATGTTGTTACAGCAGCAATTACCAAACCAATACCAATTGATGCTAATGCTGCTTTAAATCCTTGGGCAGCTGTAGAACCTGTAGTAAATGCACCTGATATTGATTCTCCAATTTTAGAGAATGTAGGACCAAATAATTTACCAGCGGCTACTAAACCGTTGGAAACATCTCTTAATCCTGATACAACACCAATAACACCTAATAATTTCTTTTCAGCATCCTCGATTGCAGATGAT